GCAGCGCTACTTTTCCTCGTTCTGTTTGCTCTTGCGCCCTAGCTTCTTGTATTTGTTGTTGTTCCATAGTGATCCTAGTCGAAGCTCTTTCATAAGCCAGGTCAGCCATAAATTCTGTATGTTGTATAAAGTCTTGATTCATCTTCTCCCTAGTATCTTCCGTCATCCTGTTCGATTGCGTCTGAATCATTTGACTTTGATACTGCAAATTATTCTGTGCATTTTGAAAGGCAACATTAGACTTAGCTTGTTGGTAAGCCATAAATTGCTGGCCTACCCCTATAACTGCACCTACTATGGAGATTGGATCACACATTAGTTAAATTTTGGCAAATTCATAAAAGAGACGACCTTCTACTCCAAATGTAGCGTGTTCTTGAATGATTGAGAAACCCATGTACTTAATCCATTTTACATGAGTTGTATTTCTTGCATCTACAAAATTAAATAAAATTGGATAATTCATGTGAAATTTATTTAATTCTATTGGAGAGTTTCTTAAAAAAGCTCTTACGTCTTGATAATCGCTAGTCATAGTTCTATGTCCTAACATCCATATTTTTCCTATATTTTTCCTAACTGGCATCACTCCATACATACCCATAATATTGCCTTTACGACCTACCATTGTCATGCAAGGACTACTTCCGAAATAACAATATATAAGACTACTTTTTGGTTCAGATCCAGAATATGCTCGTATTTCTTCTATATCTTCTGGCCTCATATTTTCGGCAACTTCTACTATGTCATTGGGAGTTGACCTTCTCCAATGAAATTTACCTATATTCGTCTTGCTCTGCTGTGTAACCATCCTTCCCATTCTGCTGATTGAATACGACAAGGTAGTGGACTATCACTCAAAATTTCAACTTTTGTGTCGTTATTTTGAGCCATAACTGGCACTTTGAATTTACCTGTTAAGAAAGGCGCTTGACCTAACGCTGGAGGATTCTGACCTATTATAAATCCATTATAAGGGTAAGTAAAAGAAGATCTACCTCTTGGACTAACTTTTACTTTAAATGCGCTTGTGTCATCAAACACAAAAGTCCAGGTTCTAATTTGTAATCGTGGGCCAGCTATAACAGAAACACCACCCCCTGCTGGTTGTTCTTTAAGGTAAGGAGTACTAAATTCGTACAACATATCGTACAATTCTCCTATGAAAAATTTAGCGTTAGACAAATCTCCAAGTACTGTCATAGTTCCATTTCCAACAAAGCCAGCTTGTGTTGCACCAGTTTGCGCTTCCGAACTAGGTGTAATAACTTGACCATGCTGTATTGTATTGCCAGCAACGTCTCGACCTACAACAACTTGTATTCCTGTAGTAGCTGTTGGATATGGTAAAGAAATAATTGATTGAACACCAGCTCCACCCTGGTTAATAACTTCAATATGACATCTAGTTTCATCTATCTTTCTATCTAATAAAACTTCAAGATTACTACCAGGGTCAACTGATTCTGGACGTAACGAACATTTTTCTAGGTAAACTCCGTCTGCATATTGAATTATAAAGAATACGTCACTATCTATTATTGATGCGCCAAGTACTGTCTTATCTCCTTTGACTTCCCAAAACGACCAGGAAGATTGCAGTTTTTCATCTTCTTCATAAAAGAATTTATAAAAATAAACACGCTTTGGTTCATCTTTACTAATAGCTAATATCGTTTCTTCTGAAGCGCTGCTAACCAAACTAACTATATTTTTAGGTAAGTATCTTGGAACTGCGGAAGATACTTCTTCTGATACTGGAACTGCACCTGTAACATCTTCCAGGTAAAAGTCACGCAAACCACTAAACTCTCCTTTAGGTATTGAAAAATAAACTGTTCGGCCAACTGCTATAGGGTCAACATTAGGTTCAGTTTCGTATGTAGTTATAGCTGTAATAGTTGCTGTTTGAGGTGTTAATGCGCCTCCAATACCAACTGCTCCAGCGTCTAATCTAAACTGACCATGCCGACTAAAGAGTAGCAATGTGTTTGCAAATGCCAAACTGGATGTTAGGAAATGAATTTCCGTACCGCCTGTGACTAGATCAATAGGGTCGCTATCTACAATTGTTTGTACTGTCTCAGGAAAAAATCTATCGTAACTATCTGCTGCACTCATTATCACGTTTTCATCTGCCAAGAATACAAGTCTGTTTCTAAAAGTATTAATGTTATTTAAAACAGTACCTACAAAGGTAGGAGTAGGAGCTGTAGTTAAGTCGCCAGCTATTCGTGGGCTGTAATCAAACTCTTTAAACTCGAATGTACCAGTAGCAGCATCACGCACTAAAACGTGTGGCATAGTTGATCTATTAAATTTAAAAGGTTCTAATGGGCCAACTGTCTCTCTCCATATTCCAAAACCAAAATCTGTACCATTAGAAGTTTCAAACTTAACGTAATAGTCATCTAATTTTGTAGTTTTAGTACCCTGGACTTTAACAATAAAATTGTTTTCGCATAAAGTTGGCAAATCATTAATTGTATCTATTGCGCCTCGAATAGCTTTTGTATAAGTACCAGCTTTGCTATCTGTACTTTCTAAAATAAATTCTGTATCGTCAGCTCTTTCGATCCTAATAATGTATTGATCTTGTGTAAATGTCCAACCCGAAGGTAATGCACTTTGTAGTTGGCTAGTTATATCTGAAGCAATTGTACCTGAGTTTGGTACTGTTCCTCCTGGAGAAGCAGATGTGTGCGAAGCTGTTGCTAAAGTGTTAGCTCCTGTAGCATCTTTAATCTTAACTTCGTATGTAGTTGAGTAATCAGCAGCTTTTATAAATACAATTCCCTTGCGTGAAACATCTGTAGATAACTCATTAAATCTACAATTTCCGCTTGTATCTAGCTGTGTCGCACCTACAAGAGTAAAGGTATTGTCATCAACTTTTGTTGCCTCGTATGTGTCATCTACTCCAGTACCAGTTTCAAAATCAATTTGTATTTTTACACCTGTTTCTAAACCATGATTATTTGACGTAACAGTAATTATTGTTCCTACTCCTGGAGGAGTTGCGCCATCATTTTGCGTGTAAGTACCAGGATGATCCATAGTAACTACTTTTTCTCTATTAAGTATGAAGGTATAGTCTGCAACTGACGCTATTCTAAATTGCTCTGATGGGTCAGCGTTGTTTGCAATGTTTAAATAATCAGTACCTTGTGGAGCTGTAACTGTTTGAACATTGCCATCTAAATCAAATACATCTATACCTCCGTCTTTAATAAGAATTAAGTATTGTATAACTCCGTCTCTATCGACAACCTTTACAAATGGTTTACCTGTTCCAATTGAACCAGTAATTAATTTAGATATATGCTGAAATGACGGACGTTTAGTTAAGCCTTCAACTGGAGAAGATAAACAGTTTATTACTTGTTCTGCCTGTGAAGCTAGTCGTAAAGCCGAGGGCTGTTGACTAACCCCATTAATCATATTGGGAATGGAACTACTTATTAATCCCATAACTACCTAGATAAAACGTCAGAGGGTCTAAATGTTCTTATTGGATTAACTCTCTTTGGATGACCTCGAAGCATACTATGATCGCTTAATGTTGTTTCTTCTTCCAGGAATTGCCCTCTAACTTCTTGTTCTACCAATAAATTTATCTCTGTTAAATCTTTACTACCAATCATAGACTCTTGTAACTCTCTACCAGTTTTAGTCATTATGTAAACTCTTGCGTGTTCTGGTAAATCATCCCAATCAAGAATGATTGTCATATCTACTTTTAAGTTTTTTTCAAATTCGTATGTATTATTTTTTCGATCATATAGCTTTGAGCCTCTTTGGACTACATCAATATCTGGATATTCATAAGGATCAACATAAATTCTACTTACATTAGATCCAACTGATATGTGATTTGTAGTTGAGTCTCTTACCAGGCTAACTTGATAGTCAGTATTGAAAGACCAACCTTCAGTTTGTAACTTGCGACTAACACTATCAATAGTTGTTTCTGCCAAGTTACCTAAGCCAAATAAACCTTGTAGAGAGTTAATAGGAGCTTCTCCCATCATCTGCAAGGCTTTATTGACCGCTTCTAATTTTGTAGTTCTAGCGAGTGCCATTTACTTTTTCTTAGTACCTTTTTTTGGAGGTCGTCCAACTTTTGTACCATAAGTTCCTTTTCCTTTCGGCATAATAATAAGGGAGTAAGTTTACTCCCCTATATTAACTACTTATGAGTTAGACGCATATACTTCAATAGCGCAATCTGGACGTAGTACACCTGTACCATGAGCCATAGATCCGACCATAAATACACCCTGGTATAACGCATGAACATCATTTCCAGTTTGTTCCATTTTAAGATCCATTAACTTAACTGTACCAACTGCATCTGGTGTAAATGCAAGGCCGATATTATCGGTGTAGTTAGCATGATAAGTGTTGTTCTCTCCAGTAACAGCAGTTCTGTTTGTCTTAGGTAAATTATTAGATTTAATAATTGAAATACCAGCAACTTTAAGAACTGTACCTTCAGCGTATGCTCCAGAACCACCCCAATCTCTGTTAAGAACGTCAGTAGTTCTTGCAAGTTTGTAGTAGTTTGCTGGATCAAGTGCAAAGTATCTTGCATTTTCTGGGATGTTATTCTCGTCAAATGTCTGCGCAACTGTCCACAGAGCAGTAACAAGATCAGCACCAGTAACAGCAGCTACAGCAGCAGCAGTATTGGCAGTACCAGACTTAAGAATCTTAACTCTTGTACCTCCAGGTAAATCTGTATTAAAGTTTGTACCTGTTCTAGCAGCTTGAGCTATAACAGCAGCTACGTTTTCATCAAAACGATAGGCTAGGGCATTACCCATTTCCTCTGTATATTTTGACCTCACATCATAGTGATTCTTAGCTTCATCTATGTCGGCCAAAAATACCTGTGATACAAGTTTGTCATCAATATTTATGGTAGCCTCAGCGTGTTTGATGCTATCCCCTGTCAATTGTGTGCCAGGTGTATGATAGGAAGTTGAACTGAGTCCAATAATTGGAAATTGTGCGGATT